AACGCCCAGTAGTTGAGCAAGTGTCCCAGAAGGTTCCTTGTATGGAAGGGGCATAAGAGCATTCCGAAGGTCACCACCGGGAGCATCAATATCACGGAACTCGCCAGGAGACAGCGGCTCATCGTCGTTGCGAATACGAACACCACGAGCCTTAAAGCCAGCAGGAAGATTCGAAAGAGTGCCTGCATCGATAAGCTGACGAAGGATAGAAGTCGCTGCACGAGACAGTCCACCTATAGTATGAAGCAGGCCAAAGCCATAAAAGCCAAACCCAGGCAGAAACTTAAAATGAGTAAAGTACTGTCGCTTTCTTCGAAGCGGGTCCGCCTGCCGATAGTTTCGCACCACCGAGAGAACCTGACCTGAATCTTCATCCAGAGTGACAATGTAAGGGAGTTTAACCCCTGTAGGCTCACCACCCTCGTCAATGTCTTCAAAGCCCTCGAGATCGAGTTCTGTGTGGATTTCAAGTAGTGTGTGAACATCGTCACCATATGATGGACGGACACCCTGCAACTCGTTACCAGTTTGCCTAATCGAGCTTTCATCGTCTTCATCTCCTGCTTGAAGATCAATGTCCCGATACACGCCAGCGACCTGTAGCTTGCGAAGCTCGTTCTCGGTCATGCGTACCACATGTGCAACACGCTCGGCAGTGTTCAAGTCACTCGCCGAGTACGGAACGATCAAATCCTCCGCCGGGACAAACTTCGAAACAGCCCGCTGCTTGCCGGCATCGAAATAGACCTTCTTGAATGTGGAACCCGTCAGCGGCAGATAGAACAACATCTGATCCGTGTCCGGGTCATACTCCTCCATGATCTCCGTAATCTGGTAGTTCATGAAGTCCTTAACGCGCTGCGCCTGATCCTCGAGCACCTGATTGGCCGCGCCAATGATCTGCGTCTTCACTGGTCCACCAGCAGGCAGCATTTCCTTGTACGCCTGCGCCTGAAACTGCGTGACAGCCTCACTCAGCAGTGGATGATGCACACCACTCGCGCCAAGGAACGGCTCATTGCGCTCTTCATAGTTGACACCAAGCAACTTCAAGCCCTTGGATATCGCTTCTTCCCAATCCTCGCGCGACTCCTTATCGTCGTCAACCTTGTCACGAAGCTCGGAAGACAACGTGCCAAGAACAGAATCGTCAAGAATCTCCGCGAGGTTTGCGTTGTGGTCGTACATCTCGGCCTGAACCTCGACCAACTCTTCCATGCCGGCAAGCTCAATGCCGTCGGGGAGCATGTTCTCCTCGGGAAGTTCGATCATCAACTCTTCAGGCATCTCGGTCGCCGGACCACCGGCTCCCATCGCCATATCAACCATCTGCGGAGGAAGTGCCATTAAAATACGCCTTTGAATCGTTGCGGACGAGCAATCGGGCTAAAACCCTTGACCATACCACCCTTTGCTTTACGGGGGCCAATACGCTTGATGTACTGCTCAAACGTCATCTGCTCGGAATAATCAGTCTCACCCGGACCGGGATCGTAGAACTTTTTGCGAAGCTCCTCGAGTTCCTTGTCCTCTTCTTCAATTTGCTTGTTTTTCAGCTTGCCCATCACATCACCTGTCGTGCCATAGCGCCGATGCCGGAGTGTATCAGCTTTTTAGGCCGTAAGTCTACGGGGCCACCCTTCGCACGGCGAATGAGCTTGTCATCAAAGTCCGCGCCCAAGGGTCCATCCCCAAAGTAAACAGCACGAGCAGGTCTGTGCGGGCGTCCTGTATGTCTGTGCAGCAAATCTTCTTGACCCACCTTGATGGTCGGTATTTCCACAACATTTTCCGAGCCTACGGCCTGTGCCAAGCCTTTTTTAACGTGTGAGTCGTAAATCTCCTTCATAATTTCTCGGCTCGGGCGACCAGGCACGTCTGCCAAATCTTCCCAGTTGGTGAAGATGACGCCTTCAAGTCCCTTCTTCCGGGCTTCTTTCAAAATCAAACGCGGAGCAAACTGATAAAAGTACACGTCCGACTTTTTGCCAGAGAACGGAGTGCCGGGGCGGTACGCCTGTGGGTCACTCGGGTTGTTGACGGTGGTAATCCACCGCTCAAAGGTTCTCATCAACTCTTCTTTGCGCTCCTCCGACACCCCCAAACCGTCAATGTAATCGTCCATATCCTGCTTGCTGACATCTTCGGGTGTGCGTGTCGGCACTTCTGCCTCAAGCGCGTCGGTCACGTCATTCATGATACGGTGCTGCATGTTTCGACCGACCATCGCTGGAATGGACTCGTGCGTCGCCTGCATCGGAATATCGTCAAACGCTTCGGTTATGAAGCCAAACAGACCGGGGTCATGTCCAATAAGTGCATTTGTATGCACCCTTGTGCTGCGGAGAAAATCAAGCGGCTCCTGACCGTTTTCCACCGCTCTGTTCATGTCCCGGTAAATAACGGTGATGTAGTCTTCACCAGCGGGCAACATAGCCGACGCTTCCGTGGTCGCATTGCGGCCCTGTGTTGACCAATCTGTGGTGCTGTGCTGGCTGGCTCGTTTCTTCAAGACTCTGTTGAGCGTGGCAATGTCTTCCGCGTCCAGAAAATCTTCAAGATTGCTCTCTTCGAGGAGACTCACCAAGCGAGTGGCCCTAGCATCAGATGGGCCAAGCTCTGTTGCACCAATGTGCCCGATCTGGAAGTTCCTTAGTGTTGTATCTACTCCAGTGCTGTTGGCCGTCCGGCCTTCTCCACGAGCGTGACTTAACAAATCGTTCGTCATCAGCTTTGCAATCGCCCGCTGCATCGGAATCAGATCTGCGGTAAGATCCAGCCCGGTAGGCACACCCGTTGGCGCACTGTCGTAAATCGACTCAAGCGTTTCAAACGTCTCATCTGCCGACGGCGCTGTGCCGCCGATAAGTTGAAGATCGTTCCCCATCCTCTCAGTGGCGTCCTGACGAAGCGAACCAAGTGTGTCTATCTGTGCACTCGCCAAGTCAGGATCCAGCATCCGCGAATTTGCTGCCTCGTCAAAAATTGCAAGACCTTCCGAGGTGCTGCGAAGCTCGTCGATGTTGTAACGCTCCTCACCCGTCAAGAAGTTGAAGCTCGTATCCTGACCTTTTGCAGACTTTCGCTCCGCAACCGCAGAGTTGGATTGCTTCTCCTGAGTAACACCAATCCTGCGGCCCTGATCATCTGTAATAATCTCCAGACGAATGTGGCCGAAGTAACCCGGAACACCCCTCTCTGCCGCCATGCTAGTGCCCGGGCCACCCGAGGCACCAAGATTATGATCCGCGATCAAACCATCACGCATACCATATCCCGCGTAAGTGCCGCCCCGCGTCTGAACCGTGGTGCCATCCGTAAAGGGGACGGTCGAGTTGGGGTTGTTGAGATAAATGTGCATTGGTTCCCCGCCCGCCGACGACGGAACAGAGTTCTGGTTATAGTCAGTCAGCGAACCAACAGGAGCAGGAATACCCTGCGCGGTAGCTTCATCAAGTTCAGTTTGGGTAAGGGTCTTGACGCGAAGCTGCGGGGTGTAGTCTCGATAGAACGCCATCACCTGACCACGGTACAACTGATTCGGTGCGTTTTTCTCAAGGAACTCTACAAACTTGGAGCCTTCACGGTCTCTGTTCACGCTCTCCCCGAAACCACCGCGCAACGAATCAAGGACTTCTTCCTTCGACATTGCACGGTTGTCCGGCAAGCGGTCTACAAGCTGATAAAATGGTGAATAGTCTACAATGTCACCCTGCCGATCCAAGCTGCGCGTCATCACACTGTGGCGGGCAACCTGCGTATCGGGCGATGCCGTTGCGGGCATGCGTCGGTCGGTCGGGATCAACGGCATCTCTACTACGCCAGTGAATCCTTCCTGCGGAGTATCAGATACAACAGGAGTTTCGCCGGGACCAAAAAGCTCCTCGTACTCAGCATCAATAATATCTTCTGCGGTCGTCGCTGGAAGCGGAGTCGGCTCTGCACTAGCACGAACCTCTGGAGTAACAACCTCACCCGTGGGCTGGGGCCGTGGTGGGCTGTTCGTGAAGAAACTCGAAAAGTCGTCGCTCAACTGCTCCGGCCACGCAATACGAGCGCCTTCAGGAATCCGACGACCAGTAAGATCGTACATGTCCTCCTGAAACTCATACAGGCTGTACTGACGATTTGTCCCTACAACCATGTCTCCATCGGTCAGTCCGGGCACATAATTAAAGACAGTTACACCGTCCCCACCGGTTGGACCCCCCGGAATGATGTCCGGGTTGATGCTGACCACCCCCGGACCATTCAGACTGTCAATCAATTCCTGCGTCGTGTTCGGCGCAAACGTAAACTCACCGTCAACCGAATCAATAAGACCTTCGTCAACCTGTGCCTCGTCCAAGGCGTCAAGAATACTGCCTGGTCCCGGCTCTATGACCTCGTCAGGATCCGAAAGCTGCAACCGCTGCTGCGCGTCAGCCTGTGCACCAGCAAGCTGTCGGTCATACGCCGCAACCGCCTCGTCAGACGGACCCAACGCCTTCAGTGCCTTGATACCCTTAACCGCAGCAAACGGATCAGCAACAAACTCACCAAAGAACGCGCCCTGCCGAAAAGGATTGACACCCATCTGCGATAACGCATCAGGACTGTCGCTCGGCGCATCTAACTTGTCCCCCAACCCCATCGCGCGCATAACAGCTTCCGCACCGAAGGTGTCACGAAACTCATTCAACTGACGGAAATACGGCGACTCCTGTTGATTAATGTTCTCACCAGTAATCAACTTGTTCACAAGCGCCGGAGCATCCGCAAGCGCAAGAACCAGCAAATCCGCCGGTAGACCAGCAATGCCGGACACCATGCCGGCGCCAATACCCTGCGCCACCTGTACACCTTCCGCCATGCGCTCACGCATGGACCGTGGATCGGGGACCGCCTGCCGTGCACGAGTGCCCGCGAAGAGCCGAGCCAGTGCAGGCTCAGTCGGACGTGCAGGCTTGGGTTGTGGAAGGGCCATGATCCCCGCGCGCCGGCCCACGGGCGGGGGAGTAGGGACGGTCATCGGACGGCGACGGGGGCTGGACTGGGGCAATTCCATCAATAATACTCACGTTTTCTGCCGGGGAGCATGTCTTCTAGCTCTTCACCCTGCAAAGTAATAAAACCACCCTGACGAAACCGCATCAAGGCCATAGTCATACTATCACAAAAGTCATCGTGGTCACCATTCGGGAAAGAGGCAACCTCTTCAATAACCTCTTCAGCGAACTTTTCTCCGGCAGGATACCAAACTTTTCCCGATTCGAATATAGGAGAGGCCATATGCATACGAGTCATCTTGTCGAGACCACCCCCGCCCCTTTTCCGCCCCGGTGCGAAGGTGAGAACAGGGAGGTTCAGTAACCTCATCTCGTCAGCCAACGGTGTACCACTCGCCTTGGCCTCGATCAGCATCATGTCAGGTTCCCAATACTCGTTTTCTTCCTGCGCGATCTGCTTCAACTCCGGAAAGTTCCACCGCCCACGCTTGGCGTCCATCAATATTAAATGCTGCTCTCCGTTCTTGTGCGGCTCAAACACACCCCACGTTGTGATGGCAGAATAGTCAGCGGTTTCTTTTTTACTGTATGCCGTGTCATAAGCCTGAATGACATACTCAAGCTGCGGAATGTCATCCTCTTCCCACTCGTTCCACCACTCGCGCTTGATGACAGCCGTCTCTTCCGACACAGGATTCTGTTGCCACTGGGCATTCCATTTGCCCAACGACAGAGAAGCTTTTACCTTCAAAAGCTCGTCTTTTTGCCAGAATTCAGGCCACAGCGGTTCCCCCGACGGCATAATTGCAGGAAATTCCACCACCTCCCACTGATCCGCCATCATGTCAGCCGCCTGTGCTTGCAGTAACCTGCCTGTCAAATCCTTTTTGGACCAGCGTGTCTGGACAATAATAATGGCACCACCAGGCTGGAGACGCTGACGCGGGCCAGATGTGTACCATTCATACGTATTGTCATAAGCGGACGAGGACAGCGCGTCCTGCTCCGAATGCGGATCGTCAATGATCAGCAAATCAGCACCGCGACCGGTCATCGCAGCGCCCACCCCGGCTGCGAAGTATTCCCCGCCTGCGCTGGTCTCCCATCGACCTGCTGCTTGGCTGTCCGGTTTCAGGTCCGTATCAGGGAAAATTTCGTGATACAAGGGATCCGCAATCAAGTCCCTGACCTTACGACCGAACCTTACAGCAAGTTCGGTGTTCATAGTAGCCTGAATGATTTTTAGCTTGGCATTTCTGCCTAGAAACCATGACGGCATCAAATATGACGCGAATTCCGACTTCGAATGTCGAGGCGGCATGTTGACTATCAAACGCTTCAAGTCACCCGAAGCGATGCGCTCCAGCTTTTCGGAAATGATCTTGTGGTGACGCCCGACGATGAAGCCGTCATACACATGCTGTACATATGACATAAATTTTTCTTGGGCTACGTCACGTAGCTCAAGGCGTTGACGCTGCTCTTCAAGTAGCAGCATCTCTTTCAGCACTTCTTCAGGGAGGAGGTCTAAGTTACCCGACATGCCCGAACGATATTACGGCTCATCGAAATTATCAACCCAGCATACATATGCTACGCATATGTATGCTTCGCGCGCAAGGGGGGCAGGTGTTGCAAAATTGCAACTGCTTGTGGCAAATGTGCCACAGTAACCCTGGATTGTTGTCAACAGGAGAAAAGACTTTTCTCCTGTTGTGCATTGTCAATGGTTGATGACTCGTGGTAATGTTTAGTCATGGGCAATGCTGCCCTGAAACCAATGTCTAGCCATAAGGAGATTTAGACATGCCCAAGATCAAGATTCCCGTAACCATCAGCAGCGAGATCGAAATGGATATTCCTGCCGAGTGGGCCGACATCTTCAACGCCATCGATGAGGCGAAGAAGGCCGACCACGTTTCCAGCGTCATGGCATCCACCGCCATGTCCCGGACAATTGCGGAGGCATCAGCGCGGAAGCTGACACCGATGCCGGCGGCGGTTCTTGACCGTCTCGAACAGGGCGGGAATCGTTTTGTATCGATCAAGAATCTGAAAAAACACATTCGCACCAAGCTGCGGAAGGTTGTTTCGACAGGCTCGATTCATCAGCTTGTTCACCTGCTGCGGAAGGAACACGGGTTCGAGATTGAAACCCACCCCGAATATGGCGGTGGCTATCGCTTGTTGAAGGAGGTGTCGTGAATGGACATCGATCATCTCGCGAAGGAGCTGGCGAAGATTGCGGTGGTGTTCTCACCGCCGCTCCCCGCCGGCAGCGAGTGCGAAGATTGCGCTGGCACAGGCATGACCCTCGTCACTCGTTCCGTCGTCGATCCCATGCGCGGCGGATACGAAGAAGAATTCGAGGAACTCTGTCAGACCTGTGAGGGCGAGGGATACTAACAACGAAGAGGGCGGCGGTGCCGCCCTCTTTCATTTTCCGTGGTCAAAGAAAAAACCTGCGTACGCAGGTTTTTTCTTTCGGGCGCAAGCGCAGGTCGCGCTTGCATTGTTGGTGATTGTATGCAACGCTTAGTGATCATGACATAGGAGGTTTTCATGAGCAAAGACGACATCATTCAGAATGCGAAGGACGCTAAATTTCAATTCGAATTCATGGCACTCATGCTTCTGTCGGACAGGAAAGACAAGGCAGCGGATGCATACGAATGCGGGATCACCAAGCTGTCGGAGATTGTAAGGGAGGACGGTGATGCATGAATCGTTCAACAGTTTCTATCGCGAGTGTAACCGCATTGTCGGGAACAAAATCGGTCTTGGCATCGATGACCTACCCGACGCAGCATGGCGTGACTATTTCGATGACGGTATGTCGCCGCGCGACGCCATCGAATGCGCCTACGAAGACTACTGGTCGGACCATTTCCCACCCGGCATCATGTAACTCGAGCAGCGGGCTGATTCAGCCCGCTGTTTTTTCCTGCCTCGATCTAAAAGAAAACCTGCGTACGCAGGTTTTCTTTTGCGGGCGCAAGCCCGCAGGCAGCGCCCGCCGATATATAAAAGCGCGCAGGCCGCAGGCCGCAAGCTTGACTCATTACTAAATTTATGCAACAGTTATTGACCATCACCACAGGAGGTTAGACGATGGACACCCAACAGCTAGAACAGGCAAGGCAGGACAAAAAGCTTTTGTCCAATGTGTCGAAGATGCCCGGATATAGCATCAGCCGCGATGCATGGCTGTGCGATGTAGGCAGCAGGCTTGCCGAGGTCGAGGGCAGCACATGCGCGAATTGCTATGCCCGCAAGGGAATGTATCGCATGCCCAACGTCCGAGCGAAGATGATAGAGCGCGAAGCGTTTTTCAATGCGCCCGATTTTGTGCCGCGAATGGTCAACGTGCTGAACATCGTTCGAAGCGAATGGTTTCGCTGGTTTGATTCTGGCGACACAGGCAGCGTCGGCATGGCCCTGAACATCATCGAAGTATGCAGGCAGACACCGAACAAGCGCCATTGGATTCCGTCGCGCGAATTCAAAATCTGGACGCGCGCCCTACAGATCGACCGCCTGCCCGACAATGCAGTCCTGCGGATGTCAGCGCACATGGTGGACGGACCACGGCCCAAGGCATGGCCGACCACCTCGACAGTCCATACAGGCAAAAAAACTCTTGGCCGCGCCTGTCCGGCGCCCGATCAAGACGGCAAATGTGGCGATTGCCGCGCGTGCTGGTCCCTCGATGTTCCGAATGTTTCCTACCATATCCACTAGTCCCCGGATCCCGGCCCGCGAATCGCGGGCCGGGATTTCTCACGCCTCGAGCGCGGCCCAGGCTTCTCGAGCGCAGGCCCGCAGCGCCTCGCCCGCAGCCCGCAGCGGGCCTTTCCATACATACGCAGGCGCAGGCGCAGAGGCGCACAGGTCAATGGTCCGCGATTCATGGATCACAGCCGCTTTTCCACCGTCAAATAAAAATACATCGCCCGTCGAGGGTTCATGCAGCAAGAAAAAACTCGCACCACCACAGCGTGTATGCGCCAAATGCCAAGCAATTTGCGAGGTTGATAAGGATGCGCGACCATTTTTAATTATTTTTAACTCGCACCAGACCGGCACCCCATCCATGCAGAGATATACGTCCGGCATACCTTGCCCAGCGCGGTTTTCAATCCGTTGGAAGTGGGTCTTTCTCGGTAAATTCTGCTTCAATGAGTTCCACAGGCTGCGCTCCGTCTTGGGCATCTTCGATCCGTTTCATGTTGTCAAATGCGTGAGGGTATTCTTGTCGGATGGCAGCGAGTCTGGCGACGATATCTTCTCTCGACAATTGATCAAGCTGGTGAACATGCGTCGATTCCCGACGGTCGATGGTCAGTCCACCAAGGGCAGACCTGATCTTCTCGGCATTGATCGCGGCAGAAAACTGTCCCGCCTCTTCGGCAGCGAGGGACAGGTCTTCGAACCGCTTCAACTGGTTCAGCAGCGTGACACCATATCGACGTTCCCGAGCCTGTCGCATTTCTTTGATAAGCTTCGGCACTTCTGGAAATGTCTTGCCGTCGAGAAGCTTCGAGGCTTGCACGTTGGCACTGCCCTCGGCATAGCCAGCTTTACGCGCACATTCGGTGTTGCTGTATTTGCCTTCGACATAATATCTGGCGAATTCTCTTTGCCGGTTCGTCAACCCGGCTGGTCTACCTACTTTGCCCATAGCGATATTTTTTGCCCTTTGCAGTTTGAAAAACCAAAAATCAACGCCCACCCCGACTCATAAGTGATACAACGGTACAGAAGTGATACGGCTGTAACCGTTGCTCACCAAGGGTTGTATCGTTTGTACCGTTTGTATCACCATTTTCAAAATTTTTTTGTTGAAAGCAACAACCCGGAGAAAATCGTTATACAGCGTGTTTTTGTCATTGACTATTAGTGACAGTGCGTTACTCTACTTTATCAACCATTGATGATGGTCCTTGGACCGTGGTTCGTGAACCGGCAACATAGGAGAAAGATATGCCGAGATATTACGCAAAGCAACAGGTGCTTGATGACAAGGGCGGATACGTCGCTGATCGTCTGCTGCCTGTGTGTGATTCGATTCGTGTCTTGGAGAAGAAGCTGCTGCGGAATCGTGAAGTCTTTCCATTGAAGGAAGGTCAGCGGTACGCCGGTCGGATTTATGTCTACCGTGTGATCCGCAATCACAGGACGGTGCCGCATGGTATTTACGTCGTCGATGGTAACAAGCTGAAGAAGATGAAGCGCATGACGTTCATCGAGTTCAGCATAGAAGCGGAGGATCGTTACGATGGGTAAGGACATCTTGACGGTGCGCTTTGTGATGGAGCGCGACTATTGGGTTCAGTCTAGAACAGACGGACTTGGGGCTTTCGACCTTGGCGACATGATGGTGTGCAGCGGCCACAATATTAATGACGAACTGGCGCATGAGTCGGTGTTTGACAAACCTGTCAGCCCGTTTCGCCCGCTCAGAGGCATCCATCAATACGATGCCAATCTATACAACATCCAAAATTTTCACGACGAGCCGGAGCCGTGGCTTCTGCGAGAGATGCACGAGGTTTTGCGTGGTTTGAGGGAGCAGCGTGATGGGTAAGGTCAAAAGCTGGCTGATGGGCATGGAAGAGGATGCCATGTGGATGAGCCGTGATTCGTGGGCCGCTGAACATGGCGCGATGAATCTGCAAGTTTACGATGATGTTCAGGGCCGGATGGCGGACAGCATCGAGTATCGCAAGATCGAGGCAGCGGAGCGTGAAGCCGACGCCTACATCGACAGACTGAATGGAGAGGTGTGATGAACAAGGTAGAGTTTTCAGCCGTGACCGGCTTACCCAGAATCCTGATCCAATGCAATCCGTCATGGGATCAGTGGACCGATCTTTGCGAGGCCGTGTGGGTCACGGCCTTGGAGGGT